CAAGGTTTAATGATACCATCATTGAAGTCTAAGTTGGTTTCCAAGAATCCTAAACTTAAGGATTTCTCACTCATTCCTATTCTATCACCTCCTACAGCAGATTTTAAATATCCACCCATGTTTTCCACAGATGCTGTATTAATAGAAAAGGATTCTTTTGGTAATTTCATATTCTGAACAAAAAATAATCCAGAAGCATCTGGATCTGAAATTACTCCTCTAGTAGTTGAATTATATAATTTATCCAACTGTTTCTGACCTAAAATAATACCATTATCTTTATAAATTCCTGATGAATCTCTTCCATTTAATTTACTCATTAAATAAGATTCATTCTCAGGAGTAATAGTAACAAACCATTGAGTAGTAAGTGGGACATCATATTCCCACTTACTAATCAAATCTAAAAATCTACTGGCGGGGCTATAGGTTTCTAAAGCTGTAGCCATTTAAAATTTTTATTAATTAACGTAAACCAACTCCAGCTTGTGGTAGATTTGCACGGAATGCATCTTGGAAGAAGTGGTATGCTACTGAAACAGCAAATGTTTTAATTGCACCAGTTCCTTCAGCAATTTCAAATGCAACATCACCAACGTTTCTAATTGAAACGCCAACTAATTTAAATGCTCTTACAGGATTTAATCTTTTATCTAATTGAGTAACCATCATATATGATGTTGGGCCAGCAATTGTTCCTAATGGATAACCAGTTCCATTATTACTAAAACCAGCTTGACCAGTGAAGGCATCAAAGGTTCTTCTACTTTCATCTAAAAATAGATCTCTAATATTTGAACTTTCTGAGCAATAAAATTCCATTTCATAGTTTTCACTTCCAGTAAATTCAACGGAACCGGGAAGATTAAATGTTTGGCCAGCATATTTTACGGTTTGATTGACAATGCTTCTTGCTGGTAATTTACCAGCTTTAGCATAGACTAATTGATCCGCGCCAAACACAATTGGATTCCCACCAAATTGTAATTCTTGCAATCTGAAATGATAATCTCTAGTAAAGTCATTTGATACTGCTTGCTGGAAAAACTTTTCAATTATTTGTTCTGTCATATATTATATTTAGTTAATTGTTTAATTTTAAATTATTATCCACCAATTAATTCACTAAATGATGTAGCAGTTGATGTAGCATAGAAGTTCACCAAGATGAATTCTGATGTTCTTACAGGCTTGATATAAATATCAACAACCAACTCATTTTGATCAACTACTGATGGTGTATTATTTCTATCGTCACAAACGATCTCATATTCATTAATACCACTATCATTTCTAGCAATATCAAAGATAGGTTTCAATGTATTGACTAATCTAGAACGTGTAAATGCTGTATTAGGTTCGAATACAAAGTATCTTGTAGTTCTCTTAGTAGCTTTTTGTAAGAAGATAAACAATCTACGAACATTGATACGATCAAATGCACTTGGTTGTCTTAACATGGTCTTCTGACCGAAGATATTAAATCCATCACCGGGGAAGAATGCTACTGGATTTACTGCAATCTTATACAGTGAATCACGTTCTTTTTGTTTTGGCATCAATGCTATGTCTAATACATTTGTAACTTTACCTCTTGTAAACCCTGCTGGGGCATACCAAGGCTGGAAGTTTTGATCCATAGCTGCCATATCAGCAGCTGCCCATGCAGAGAATGGAACCCATACTCTTGTGCTTGAGAAAGGATCTGAAACTTTTACCCAGTTTGCATATGTACAAACATAACTTGAATTTGCAGCAGCAAATAAATTCTTTAAGGGATTATATACATGTGATGAGAATGTCTTTGTCTTATCATCTAATGTTTTACTATTAGATCCTGTAACAAATATATGTCTCAAAGGATCTGCAATAAACATACAATCTTTTCTTAATGAAGAACAGAACCCATCAAACTTATTGAAAATTGTTCTATAATAATCAGTGACCTTATTAGAAGTGAATGAATCACCAGCTAGAGCAGCTAATTCGCTCTTGAATGTAGTGCTCATTTGATCATCATCGAAGAATGATTTAGATTCATCAATTACACCAAGATTATTTTCAGCATTTAATCTTGAAGCTGTATATACAGTAGTTAAACCAGCATCAAGAACTAAGCTTACATCGAATAGTTCTTCGTTTTCAATCTTTCTTAATACTCTATCTAATTTGTAATCAAGAGCACCAATAGTCTTCTTGCTATTGCTCAATGAAGAATATACGCCGATTGGGAATACATAATCAGCATTAGCATATTTTAATCCGGATGCTGCAAGTACTACAGTACTTGATGATTGAATCAATTTTTGACGAATTAGATCAACTTCTTGTGTAGTAAATCCAACTCTAGCAGCAATAGCATTTGAGCTTGCACTTAATCTATTAACTAGTGAATTACCGATTACACGAACTTTTTTCTTAGGAATATTTTGTGCATCTGTCCATGGTCCTTGATTCTTACCATTAATATATGAGTTTGTCATAATCACAACATTATTTGATTGTGATGCAACATTATCTAAATAGAAGGATCTTGGTAAACCACCAGTAATTGAATTGATTTGTCTATGGAAGTCTAAAGAAGCTACATAATACTCTTCAGTAAAGTAATCTAATTGAACTGAAGTTGGAGCATATGGACTTGTTCTAAGTTTGAATAGACCAAAACCTAAAACATCATCGAATGTATTTTCAACTAAGTCGCTGAATTGGAATGATAGATTTTCTAAGGTTTCTGATAATGATTTAGTACCACCTCTATTAGATGAATCAGAAACTTTAAATGCTAACTTAGTATCAACAACAGGAGTAAGAGCACTTGCTGGCGCGCCTAAAGTTCCTAATTCTGTAATATTTGTATAGATACCACCAATAGTATCATGATTAGTAGAGGGTTGTAAATTAGTATTATCAATTAATCCAAGATAATGACCTTCCCATCTACCATTAATTGTAGATTGAATTTTATTTAATATAATTAAACCAGCACTTCCGAAATCTGAAACTCCATTAATTTCATTGACACCTTTTGCACTTGAAGACCAATCGCCACCACTGAATGCAGAACGATCAACAACACTTTGATATTCATCAATAGTGAGTTCGAAGAATTTAGGAGCACCTAAAACGTATGTGCATTTATCATTTTCTAAATCCACATTTAAATTTTGGTGTACTTCAACATCATCTGATAACCAATAATCTTTAATTCTTGTATATAATGTATTTAAATCGTCAACCCATTCATTTAAGTCTGTTAATGCAGCACCAGTTGGTAATGATCCAGAAGTATAATATGTTGCATCTTGAAGATTATCTCTTAAGTTTTTAACAGCTAGTTCAAGAAGATTACCATCACTAAAACCAATCTTTCTAGTACTAGCAACAATACCGTTTGTTACTAAGTCTGTTGAGGAATTTAAATCTGTTACAGTAATAGTATTTAAATCTCCATCAAAATCAATCATCAGCTTAGATACTGTTGGAACAGTAGGATCAGGTAAAAGTAAACCAGTAAGAGATGTTGGGATTGTAAAAACTGATTTATCTACATCATATAATCTATAAACTTTAGTAGATTTCTTCTCAGCAACAACAACTGGATATACTAATGCACCATATTTTGAACCATAACCTTCTCCCGTACCTTCACCGTAAGGTAATCTGGTTGTATATAAAGTTCCAGCTGGAACACTCAAAATTTGTCTAGCACTATGATAGAAATATCTTTCTGCTGAATTAGTTGGTGTACCATAAACTTGCTCTAATTCTTGTACTGATGTTACTTGTAAAATTTCATCTGTAGGACCTTTCGCAGCAAAACCAGCCATGAAAATGTTTGTTCCTGCTGGAATTGATGGAGATAATGATAAATCCTTTTCTGTAATTTCTACTCCGGGTGATTGAATTGATCTTGCCATAATTTTATTTAGCTTATTTCGATTAAAAAATTCAATTTCATAGCAAAATCGTTTCTAAACTTCTAAATACGAAAGTCATTTCCGATTCTATTTCATCTGGAGATCTGTAATTATAAGTGATTTCGCCAAGATCAGTAGGGAATGCAGATTTATAAACCCATTTAATTATATCTTTATTAAATTCATCTTTACCGACTATTTCAAAATCTGTAGAATAATGCCCCAAACCTTTATCATTAGGTCTTAATTCTCCTTTATAAACATCTGTGTCTTGATCCCTCAATAAATCTAACCAAGAAAATATTACCCAATAATTATTAAACATATTGTCAACAGTAAATTTTACTGTAACTGGCTCATAAGACGGTTTAGCATGGCTTGAAACATAGATATTACTTCCACTATACTTTGCATCTATTGCTGGTACTTGTATCTTCGGTACTACAGTTCCAAAAACGGAAAATTGAAATGCAGTAATGTCAAAAGTATTATTATTTCTTTGAAATCTTTTATTTCTTTCAATCAAATCAAGAGGAATATTAAATCTCAAAGAAAACTTATCAGACCTTGCTTTGTTTAATGATGCCTGATCGTAGTATGTTATATGGCTCATAATGGTTTATATCCCATATTTAGTAATTCAGAATAGTCTGGATTATCTTGTACTCCACCAATCCCACCGAAAATTGTAGGCATAGCATCTCCAGCAGCACCGTCCTTTTCATTTCTATACATTGAATGTGGATTTGAAAAATATTTTATACCATAATCAATAGGTTGAATTGAATATGGTTTCCTATTATCATCCCTTTGAATAACATCAAAATATCTTTCTACAAGATCATCATGTAATATCATTAATGCCCAAAATAATGCCATAACTCTATCATCATGACTTCCAGATTTAGCACCCCAAAGATTTCCTTTTATTCTTACGAAATCTTTTAATTCATTAACAGTATTAACATCTTTAATTCTTATTGCTCTAGAAACATTAATCCAATATCTTTGATTTTGTATAGCTTCAAATTTAGTATTAGTATGACAAATCATACCTAATCTCTTATTTGTTACTGTATTAACTTTAGATTCACCATAAGATACTATATTTTCGTAATTGAATTCTCTTCTTAAGTTATCTACAACTTGTGCCCCACAGTTATTTCTTTCTATTAATACTAATGGTTTACCCCAGTGTTGTAATATTTCATCCAACTTAGGTGTAAATTCCATAGGACTAATAGAATTAGATTTATATATTGCAACTTGATTAATACTTCGAACATCAGTTATATCTAATATTTGTATTACAGAAGAATCTTTCATAATACCTTCTGATACATCTACTCCAGCAACGTAAATTCTATCCGGTTGTGGTGTATCCCATAACAAATACTTTCCTTCATCATATACATATAAAGGATCTTCTAAATCCTTTTTAAGTTCTTCCATCAGAACAGCATCAATAGTAGAATCACCAATTTGCTGGAATTCACATTCGAACTCTTGAGCAAATTTAGTAGGATCATCCATACCTAACTTCGTTTCCTTTACCCATTCTTCATCTCTACCGGGAATATCATTCCACTTAATCACCATCGACTTCCAAACACTATTAGTATCATCTATAGACTTTTTATATAACCTATAAAAAATACCAGAAGTATCTCTAGGCGTTGATGCCATAATAATTTTAGACTTCTTAGAAGAAGAAATAATTGGATAAACTGCTGACCAGAAAGAGTTTAATAGATTGTGTTCAATGTGATCAGCCTCATCTATAAACAATACATTACAAGAACTACCACGACCAGCAGAACTAGTTGTAGTAGTAATTTTTATTTTACTACCATTAGATAATTCCATCGATTCTTTACCATACTCTTTTACACCCGGTTTTAACCAATTTGGTAAACCTTCGAAAGCCATACGCATCCTTGAAAATATTTCTTTAGCCGTATCTTCTTTGTTAGCAACAATTAATACAGATTGATAATCATTAAAGATAGCGTGCCATAATAAAAATATGGTTGAACATGTAGTCTTTCCACTCTGACGAGAAAACAATAAAATACTAAAACGATTATCTCTCATCAATCTTAATGCCTGTCTTTGATAATTATGAAGTTTAATTTTTTCTTTACCTTTATCCAAGTAAATGATATCAAAATAATTTTCTGCAAAATATAAAACATTCATTTTACATTTTCTTAATTCCTTTGCCATTTCTGGTGAATATTCGAAAGTTGCATTTGCTGATGGCAAATTTGGATTATTCAAGTAAATATCCTTTGAAGAGGGTTTAGGCATAAAAATACTTATCTAAAAAACAAGTTTTTATATGTCACCCTAGAAAAATTACATAACATAATATAAATAGTTTTATGGCTAAAAATTCATTATTCGATCAATTATTCAATCAAGTTATCAGCGAACAGTCTGGTTTAGGTGCAGATATGGGTGGTGGTGCTCCCGATATGGGTGGTGCTCCTTCTATGGAAGATGATGCAGCTGAATTAGGTGTAGATACCGAAGGCGGTGAAGGTGATGAAGGTGGCGATGACACCGTTACACTCACTCTTTCAAAGGGTCTTGCTCAAGAACTAATGGAAGTATTAAAGGGTGTAGTAGGTGAAGGTGAAGGTGAAGAAGAAGGTGGGGAAGAAGAAATGGGTGGAGAAGAAGGTGGCGAAGAAGGCGGTGAAGGAGAAGGTGAAGAACAAGGTGGTGCAATGGGAGAATCTCCAGCAGTTGAAACTATGGAAGAACTTCCTGTAGATAAGTATGTTAAGGCTATGCAAAGTAGAAACCAAAGAGTACAAGGTTCAGCAACTAATGCAACCAATGCTCATGGAAATGCTAGTGGCGAAGTTACCAAGCCACATGGTCTCCAAAAAATGAATATGTCATATGATGATGGTAAGAGCATGAAAGCTAAGACCACTGAGTATGGTGTTTCTGGAAAAGGTAAAAATATTCTCAATCGTTAAGTAAAAAAAAAATCCATATGCAAACTAAGGGATGTCGAAAGACATCCCTTTTTTGTTAAATAATATTGTGCAAACATTTTTAGAATACTTTTATTCAGAACAAATGAATCCCTTCATATCACCAGAAGGGAATAAAAAATTATTGAATAAAAGGAAAGCAGAAACTCCTCATCATAGAACTGATAGAAGATTGACAAATAGAGGTGTAGAAGTTAGAAATGGTAAACCAGAAGGAACTAATATTATAGCTAATAGATATAAACAAGGTGATCATAATTATCAATTAAATCTAGCTTCTGGAGTTATACCAACACAAAAAGCTATTGAGATGGCTACAAAAGCTAACGTTAAATTACCAGAAAACGGACAGAGTGTTCGATTAAGAAAAGGTCAATACGAAATATCGAATAATAACGGAATTTATAATCTAAGGAAAATTTAGATTAAATAATTATATGCCTTGCTATTTTTATTCTGGTGCTGGAAATGGGGGACAATGTGCTGAATTATATGATAAATTGAGTTTAGCACCTGATTTGCAAGTCATTAAATCTGCTGCTCAAGAAATGATTCAACTTCTTGGACAGAAAATTAATTACTATGTTAACATGACAACTCCATTAAGTTCTGATACTTTCTATGGAGAACAACCAACTGCTGGTTTTCATGGTCCAAAACAGATGAAAATGATGATTGAACTTAATGAATCAGCTTTATCATTGAGTAATTATGGATTCAATCAAGATGATGAAATTACAGCATACTTAACTTATGAAACTTTCGTAAGTTCTTTTTCTGGTGATGGTATTTATATGGCATTAAACCAAAATATGGAACCTAAAAGTGGTGATGTATTTTGTATGTTTGAGTATGGTAATGACAGAGTAAATGGTAGAGGTGGAAACTTTTTCGAGATTACTCAAAGAAGAGATCAAGATGTTGGTGGAAATAATTTAAATCCATTAGGTGGACATTATGGATGGGAAATTAAAGCCAAACGTATGGAATACTCATGGCAACCCGGTTTACCACAAGAAGCTGTAAATCAACAGATGACAGAAGATACTTTCTATGGAAAACTCATGAGCGAAATTCCAATGGAAGAAAAATCTGGTGGTAAATTCTATGCTGGTAGTGCTGATCAATTCAGTAAACAAAATATTATTGATATGAACTTCAATGATACACATGTTTATGGTACTTATGACTTAAGTACATCTGATGAAGATCCAGTACCTGCAAGA